TTTCCATTGTCTTAGTTTCCTATCTTGTTCCTGATCTCATCAGACACCGCCCTACGGTGTGACCCCTTGCGGGGTTTCGATCTTTAGTTAGTGGCCTTAATTAAGAATAGCGCGATCACGCCCGCCAGCATTAACCAACACGCTAGGGCGATCAGGTTATCGCGTAGGCGGTAGGCCTTGGGTGTCCAATTCCATTTAGTCATACGTGTTTCACCCATACCCGCACCAGCTCGCCCACTAGGTGGCAATAACGGCACGGTGTCGCGCTTTCGTAGCCGTTGTCCGTGTCTGTCCATAGTGCCTCATTCACGCTGTTACAGCTTAGGCATTTACTAAAGTACCATAGATCTTTTCTCATTAGATTATCCCTACTAATCTTGGGGCGGTGTTGCCCTATGTATTGACCATAAGGCAAGGCCTAGCTGGTGTCAAGGACATTTGAAAACTTTTTTTTGTGGCGTGTGTCACACCGTTACGGCCTGCCAATTCCTGCCAGCTTTTCCCTAGGTGTTCGCCGTGTTGGTAGCTGTATGTAGTGTCCGTGTCATTAACAACCCACACCGCACACTTAGCCACAACTAGGGCAAGGCAAGGCCACAACACGGCACGGCACGGCCAGCAAATAACACGGGGGGGATCTAGCCAAAAGGTAGGGGGGGTGTCTGCCAGATCAGGCCACACAACGCCAACGACCCACGGGTTTTTAATACGCGCGAAGCATGATGTATAGTATCTAGTGAAATAATTTTTCTAAAGTAGCTGCTATAAAATCGTTGTAAATAAAGGGTTTTATCCCCGTTACCAAATCGTTACAAAAGTTTTTTTCAAAATAGCGTGGTAAAGCATACATTTCCCCCCCTTAGTATTAGTGAGGGGCTTCGCCCCTAGAAGCCCCGAACCTTCACGGTTGTTACGGTTCGTGTAGCGCAAGCGGAACGGGCCGTAACGGTTCGCAAGCTTCGCTTGCTCACCGTATAAAAGTGGTTTTTTCACTACCAAGGTTTTATTCTAGGACTACTACTAACCAGGCTTTCCCTTGGGAGTAAAAGCATGGAGGCACAATGTCTAGCCCTAAGAGAAATTCGCAGCATCGTACCGTTGGTACGCTGACTGCTGACCAGGCCAAGGAAAGATTACTTTCCCTGCTCCAGGATGGCTTCTCAGTGGCAGATGCCTGTGCTGGAGTTAACAAGTCCGAGAAGACGTATTACTATTACATCCAGTCTGACCCAGAGTTTAATCGGGCAGTTAAGCTTATGCGGGCCGTACAGCAACGCAAGGGCCATATCTCTGATGAAGACAAAGAGATTACCTTCGAGGAATTTAGAACCAAGTATTTGAACTCGGTGACCTTCGGTCACCAGCTAAATGTGGTAGACCTAATTGAAAATCGGCCTCCACGGTGGGTACATGAATCAATGACGTACGAGGCAGGATTGCCGCAGTACGTATTAGTCAACATGCCACCTGAACACGCTAAGTCTATGACGGTCTCGATTGACTACATTACCTACCGTATTTGCACAGACCCTAACATTCGCATTAAGGTTGTTTCCAAGACAAGGGAAATGGCTAAGGAGTTCTTATATGCTGTTAAACAGCGCCTTACCTCCCCTTCCTACGCGGAGCTACAAAGACGTTACGCTCCTGCTGACGGTTTCAAAGCAACTTCAGATAAGTGGACTGCGGATGCAATTTATCTTGAGCGAGATTCAGGTGAAAAAGATCCGACACTTCAAGCTTTGGGTATTGGCGGGCAGATCTACGGTGCCCGTGCAGATCTCATCATCCTTGATGACACAGTTACTCTGGCAAATGCTGGAGAGTACGAAAAGCAGATCCGATGGATTCAACAAGAAGTACTTACCCGTGTTGGACCGACAGGGAAAATCCTGGTTGTAGGTACCCGCGTAGATCCTATAGATTTATATCGCGAGATTCGTAACGAAGATCGCTACCCTGACGGTGCGTCCCCCTGGACGTACCTAGCAATGCCAGCCGTTTTGGAGTTCAACGATGATCCGACTAAATGGGTCACTCTTTGGCCGCGTTCAGACCGCCCTTGGGCTAATGATCCCGTTGACCCTGACCAAGATGGCTTCTTTCCTAGGTGGGATGGAACTAGACTCCGACAAAGACGAGGACTTCTAGACCCTAAAACCTGGGCAATGGTTTACCAACAGCAAGACGTACAGGCTGAATCGGTGTTTTCACCCGAATCAGTACGTGGATCTGTTAATGGTATGAGAGCTTGCGGCCCGCTGATTGCGGGTGCTGCAGGTCACCCGAAAGAAACCAATGGTTTCTATACAGTATGCGGCTTAGATCCCGCTATGTCTGGTGACACGTTCGGTGTTGTGGTGTCGGCTGATAGAACGACAAAAAAACGGTATTTACTTGATGCGTCACGTATGCCCGCACCCACACCGCAACGTATTCGTGAACTTATTATGACGTGGACTGAGAAGTATAGCCCACAAGCATGGGTTATTGAGAAGAACGCCTTTCAGTTGTTCTTAACTCAGGATGAACAGATCAACCAGTTCCTAGCTTCTCGCGGTATTAGACTTATTAGCCACTACACGGGTGCTAATAAAATGGATTTGGAGTATGGCGTTGCTTCCCTTGGACCCTTGTTTGGTCAGTTGGACCAGGCAGGAAAGTACATTAAGGGATCCAGTCTTATTGAATTGCCTCGTACAGATAACGAGGGCGTTAAAGCGCTCATTGAGCAACTAATTACATGGGCACCTGGAACTAAGAATAAACAGGATGGTCCTATGGCGCTGTGGTTTGTAGAAACCCAGTTGCGTGATTATGTGAACCAGATGGGGTCACATGGTAATACTTGGGTTCGTAATCCTTTTGCTACTCCTAGAGATCTAGCAAAGCGTATGACGGTAGACCTAGAAGAGTATTCAAGATTACAGCAGCAACTAGCTGCGGGAGGTTACTAAATGGCTGACATTCAGCAAATCGCTGCGCGTGTCAAGCAACTGCGCGAAAAAGCGCGGGAACGGGACTCTCGTTGGTCTGACGTACTTGAGGTACGTAAGGGAAATATTAACAAAGTATTCCCTGGATTATTCCCAGATGACTACCCTAAACCTATGGTTGCTAACTTTATTGACATTGCAGCTCGCGACGTATCTGAAGTTATAGCCCCGCTTCCAGCGTTTAACTGCTCGGCAACCAACTCAGTATCAGACCGCGCACGTCAGAAGGCTGACAAGCGCACCATGATCGCTGCAGGATACCGTGACCAGTCACGCCTGCAGGTACAGATGTTTACAGGTGCAGATCGTTATGTAACCTTTGGTTTGTTACCAATCCTTATTGAGATTGATTACGAACGTAAGACTCCAGTTATTAACATTGATGATCCTATCGGATCATACCCAGATTTCGACCGCTTTGGCCGTCTAGTTTCTTACACCAAGCGTTACACCAAGACTGTAGCTGACCTAGTTCGGGACTTCCCAGAGCATGAGTCTGTTATTCGTGGCCGTTACAACACAACTAACGACCTATCTCGCATGGACATGTATCGTTACCACGATAAAGATACAACTATGTTATTCTTGCCAGAGCGTAATAACTTTGTTCTTGCAGAAACCCCTAATCCCATTGGCAAGATCATGGCTGTTATGGCCGTGCGCCCAGGCATTGACTCAAATACAGAGTTCCGTGGTCAGTTCGATGACATTCTATGGGTTCAAGTAGCGCGTTCGCGCTTCGCTACCCTAAGCCTTGAAGCTGCACAGAAGTCTGTACAGGCACCATACGCATTGCCAGCAGATGTAAACGTAATGGAGATTGGCCCTGATGCCACTATCCGTTCTGCTTCCCCAGAGAAGATTCGCCGTGTAGATCTTAATGTTCCCCCTGGTTTGTTCCAAGAATCAGCAGCATTAGACCAAGAACTACGTGTTGGTGGGCGTTACCCAGAGGGTCGCCTAGGTAACATGTCTGGATCTATCGTTACTGGCCGTGGTGTAGAAGCCCTTATGGGTGGATTTGATACCCAGGTAAAGACCGCACAGACCGTATTTGCTGAGGCATTAACTCAGGTTATGGCGCTTTGCTTTGAAGTTGACGAAAGTATTTTTGGAAATGTACGCAAAACCGTACAGGGCATGGATGCAGGTGCACCATTCCAGGTGGAATACACCCCATCTAAAGACATTGCTGGCGAATACGTAGTAGATGTTACCTACGGTTTGATGGCTGGCCTTAACCCTAACCAAGCTTTAGTCTTTGGATTACAGGCACGTGGAGATCAGTTGATCTCACGTGACTTCCTGCGCCGTCAAATGCCGTGGGAAATCAACGTAACCATGGAAGAACAGAAGATTGAAGTCGAAAAGATGCGCGATTCGCTACTTGCTGCAGTCTCTGGCCTAGCCCAGTCTTTACCAGCATTAGTGCAAAGCGGTCAAGATCCTTCACAGTTTATTGGAAAGCTAGCAGCAATCATTGATGGCCGCCTTAAGGGTAGCTCTATTGAATCAATCGTTGCTGAAGTATTCGCCCCAGAGCCACCACCGTCCGCACCTGGATCGCAGCCTGCAGTCCCTGGCTCTCCAGAAGAAGCGGCCGCTGCTGCGGGCGGTGGTGTTTCTGGACTCAATCCACTGACAGGTTCACCTACGGGTGTAGCTCCTGGTCAGGTAGGGGTAGGCGGAAAGCCTCCAATTCAATACCTCCTTGCTGGTTTAACTAGTAGGGGTAAGCCGACACTAGCTTCTAGTGTCACAAGAATGATGCCAGCAGGATAAAAGGAGAAAAAACTATGGCTTTCGGATCAGGAAAGAAACCAGCGAACCAAGGTTCAATGGCAAAAGTAAATTACGATGCACCTCACGTAAGCGGAACACCAAGCGCAGCCAAGCCAAGCCCAAGCAAGATTCTATTTGGTTACAACCCAGGTGGAACTAGCGGCACAGGATCTACCTCAGGTCGTGGTAAGGGAGTGCTTAAGTAATGAGAGAACGCACAAACGCAGGAGATAACACCTACGTAAACAACAAGGACTTTGGCATGATTGCACAGTCAGCAAAAACTTCACGTGGTAGCAATACACCAACACAGGTAGGCAATGACAACCAGCGTGAAGGTTACAACGCTTACCGTGGCTCAACAAAAAATCCAAGGCCCCCAAAGGTATCAAAGGCGCAGGCTGATGTAAAGCCATCAAAGGACTGGACAACATCAGAAAAAATGCGTGATAAACAACGTGCTGGTGGCAAAGGTAAGTAAACAAACGTCCAGAACTGTGTTCTGGTTTGCAAGAAAAATCATTCGGTTTAATTAAAAAGGCGGTAGAATCATGGCAGGTAAAGGTGGGTATCAAGCCCCAACAAATCCAGCTCCAGTTTCAGGCCCAGGCGCATTGTCGCAACGTACCGATGGTGGACCAGCAGACACACAAGCAGCACAGTACGTATCTGGTCTTCCGTATGGCGAGGGGCAGGCTCTCATGGCTACACAGCAAGCGGCACCTATGGCTGCTTCTGGCATGATGCCTGAGTCTGCCCCCGTCATACCACTTAACGCACCATCACAGCGCCCTAACGAGCCTGTTACTGCTGGTGCAGATGCTGGCCCTGGGCCAGGCATGAGTTCTCTAGGTTTAGGTGCAAAGGACATAGCGGCAGATAAAGAGTTTAAGGCTACAATAGCCTCATACATGCCAGTTCTTATGCACGTCGCTTCTCGTTCTAATACATCACCAGAGACACGCAACATCATCCGACAGTTGCGGGAGATGATTTGAGTTTTTGGGATCGCCTGGGCACACTAGCCCAAGATACCGTGGGAGCAGTTACTGCATCACCAAAGTTTCTTTGGGATATAGCTTCTGCCCCGTGGAATGATAACGAAGAATTTAACGGCTTTGCCAACACCTTTAAGACCTCTGGAACAAAATGGGCGCAGGCTATGATTAAGCCTATTGCAGATGTTGCTGAAACTCCAGGAATTAAACAGGGACTACAAAAGCTAGATACTTTTAATAGAGAAGTAATCCGCGAACCACTAACTACTGGGTTACTTGCTGCCACTGAAACTGGTGGAGATTTCAAAAAAGCCTACGGAATGGCACAAGATACTTCACTTGGTCAAGCCATTGTTGGCAGTTTAGGTGCCATACTTCCAGGTCAACAGGCTGTAGATAAGATTGATTATGAAGATACCGCAGCAGTAGACAAGTTTTTCTCTACTGGCGCACCACGTTTCTGGTCTGGTGTTGGCGATGTTAGTATTCAAATCTTTGGTGACGTGTCTATTGCTGGTGGTAAAGCTGCTAAAATTGCACGTGAATCATCTTTAATAACTAATAAAATTAACAATGGCAGAAAAGCAGCAAAAGCAATTAACGACTTTGCTGATGCTGGTAATGGTGTTGTAAATAAATATACTCCGTTACTTGAAAACTTTGTAGCCAACGGTGCAGAGTACGCTCGAAATCATCCTATGATTCGTAAGTCACCAATGGCTGACACTGCTGCTTATGGTCTTGGCCAAGCAGATAACATGTACGATGCTTCTCTTGTTATGCGAGCAGCGCTTGCAGATCCTAGAGCATTAGAAGAACTGCAGGTAGTACGTGCCAGCATTGGCAATCCGATGGCTCGTCAACAAGGTATTTTAGATCCTTACCAAGAGTTCTTGCTTAAAAAGTCTGATGACCCAACAGGTATTGCCTCCCTTCCGCACACAGACCAAGTTGTTGTACAGGATGCAATTAAAGAACTTGAAGATTTACGCAACACCGATGCAATGTTTGCTGCATGGGAGCAGATGGCTAAGACCCCTGGCGGTGTAATTAACCGTACCGTTGGCGCTCGCCCAATGCAGGCGATAGATGATTTCCTTGCCAAAGGTCGCTCGGCTAAGTTTGTTGCAGGTGGAACCCGTGCTGAAGCATGGCAACCAACTCCATTTCACCGTATGTACCAGGTTGTATCTTGGTTAGGTAACGAACGTCCAGCAGGTATTGTTAATCTTAATGAAGCAGAATCAAGTGCTGAAGTTATGGCGTTTGTTAATCGCGCTCACCGCATTGCTGGCGATGACATGTACACGTTTCTTCCAAACAATTCAGATGTACTAAAGCAGTTTAAGGGTGTTACTGACGAACGTGCTGCTGGCATGATGGCTAACTACTACCGTGCTACAAGCCCCGAAGAACGTGCAATAGCTTTATCCATTATTGAAAACGCAGGATTCTCTGCTATCTGTGGCAAGTACGGAATTGATCGTGCTACTGCAAATGAAATTTACCAGAACCATTGGCGTTCACGTATGGGTGCTCAAGAGTCCCTACGTAAAAATGGATTTATGATTGATGAAAATGGTAGCCTAATTAGTGCTCCAGTCTTTGAGTCTCAGACCGCAAACTACTTGCCAATGATGGACTTAGATATTCTTAACTCCGTTCTTAAGCAACATAAGATTGCTTCAAAGAGCAAGTCACTTGCAAGAATCTATGGCTTAGGTAATGAAGTTACTGGAGCTATGGACATACTTCAAGTTATGTTTAAGGCTGGCGTTCTTATGCGCCTTGGTTACACAATCCGTAATGGTACCGAAGCACAGCTTCGTATTGCTGCATCCGTAGGATCAATGGCATCCATGCGTCATCTTGGCCCTGGCATAAAGAATCTTGCGCTTAATAGTAGAGATACTTTGGCCGCCCGAACAGTAGACCGTCTATCAATCTCTGGTGGACCAGCAACATACCAGTCAACCAAGCGTTCCTTGGATAAAGTTGACAGCGAACTTGGTGACTTGCAGGCAAAGTACCAAGGTATTGCTGATGAATACAATAAACAACTTGATGAGTTTAATGGTTATGTGCCACCAGAAGATCCAATATTTACTAGTACAAAATTTACTGATGAAGAAGTTAACCAGTTAGATCAAGGCATCCTTCCAGAGCGCCTTGGATTTAAGAGCGAAGAATACCAAAAAGCTGCTAAGGCTGAAGCCAAGCGTTTAGCTGATGAGCATCGTGCAATTATTGATCCAGACATACAGGCAAAAATAGACGAAGCTTCTAGCGCTTTTAATTTAGACAAAACAGATATTTCACTCCTTGAAACTAAAGGTTTAATTCCATTAAATAAAATTTTAGATGCTTATGAAGAAGGCAGTAGACTTGGATCAGATGAATTATCTGGCATTATTTCAACAGGAAAAATAGAATCTGCAAGTCTCGATGGACCGTTAAGTCAAGATTACGTTTACTACCCTGAAGGCGACCTAAAGTATTTAGCTGTTCAGAACGGCAAGTCACGTCGCAAATACATTGAAGTTCCATGGCGCAGACAGACACGTGAAGAATACGTAAGCGATGGCATTGCTCAGTTTGATTCTTACTATGAGATGCAGGTTCTTGAGCGCTCACTTGTTGAATACACTGATGAGGCTAACGCTTGGTATGGCCAGAACGCAACGCAAACTTATTCACCAATTACACCAAACGTGCAGCTAGAATCTGACATGCGCGTTATTGAAAAAGCCATTGCTGATAAAAAATCTGTTCGTGAAGATTACGCAAACCAGCTTACTGCATTAGAAAAATCAGCAAAACGTGGAGAAAAACGTAAGATTGGCCAGGGCAAGTGGAAAGTAAAGTCTGCTTTTGGTGACAACTACGATGACTTCTACGACGGTTTAGGTGGTCAGTTTGCTGACATTCACCGCACCAATGCCAGCGCAGAAAACTCAATGAACACCTTGGTTGATGACAATGCTGGATTATTCTCTCGTAGCCTTACAAAGACTGGCTATGGCGAAGTTAAACCAGATGCGCCAAACTATTACCAGGCTTGGTCGGATGCCCTAAACTACCAGTTCCGCAATTCTGACGTAGCCATGAAGCTCATGGAAGATGGAGCAGATCCTGCTGCAGTAGCCAAGTATTTACGAATAGATCCTGAAGGTCGCATCACAGCAAAGCGTCTAAACTTAGACCCATGGGAAATTGATTCTCATGTTGCTGCTGTCAAAGGATTTGTGGATAGTTACATTCCAAGTCGTGACTTGCGCCAGTTGTTAATTAACTCAGAAGATAGTGCACCTATTAGTCCTGACATGTTACGTGGCACATTCACTGGCACTGATGGATTACCAACTATCCATGGTCACATCCTTGAGGAAAACTTAAACCTTGTTTCTCGTAAACATGCTCAAGAAATTGTTAATGGAGTATTTAGGTTAATTGGCTCAATGCCAGAAGACTTGATTGCTCGTCATCCTTTATACATTTCCCTTTACCGTACTGAATTACAGCGTCGCGTAAAGATGTTTGAAGGTATGAATGAACGTCGTTTAACTAGCAATGAGATGGACGAAGCAATGTCTGTAACTCACAAGGTTGCCTTGCGCCAGTTAAAAGACACGTTGTTTACCATTGACCGTAAGACTAACCTTGCTCATTACATGCGTTTCATTTCCCCGTTCTTCTCGGCGTTTGAAAATACTGCAAAAACCTGGGCTAAAATTACTTACGAAAAGCCACAAACAATTAACCGCGCTAACTTAATCTTTACCTCACCTAACCGTGCAGGTATTGCTACTGATGAGAATGGCAATCCAGTTCCACCAGAAGAAGCAAGCATTAACGATTACATCTGGCTTGAGGTTCCTAAATCATTACAGAACGCTCCCTTTATTGGTAAAGGCCTTACCTCATTAACTCAAATGGGTATTCAGAAACGATCCCTTGATGTTATATTCCAGGGTGACATTGCACAGATACCTGTTGGTCCTTACGTTGCTATTCCAATTTCGGAAATGGTTAAACGCAAACCAGAACTTGAAGATAGCTTAAAGTGGGCTATTCCATTTGGGCCAGAGCGCAACGCAGTTCGCGCTTTCCTACCAGCCTGGGTTAAGCGTCAGCTTACCAAGCAAGATGGCCAGAGTAATCAACAGTACGCTAACACTTATGCTTTGATCTGGACCACTGAACAGCACAAGCGTCGCGAAGCAGGACAACCTGCTGCTACTGCTGTTGAAGTTCAAAAGATGACTGATGCGTATTACAACATGCGTACCGTTGCTAACTTAATCTTGCCGTTTGCCCCTACATTCAATACACCATATAAGTTCTATGTTGACCAGTGGAGACAGTATCAAGAACAGTTTGGCATGGAAGCTCAGACTAAATACTGGCAAGATTATGGTGATGACTTCTTTGAGTTCACTCAGTCACTATCAAAAAACACAACTGGCTCATTTGCATCAATAGGTTCTGTAGGTAATGCCAAGGCACATGCTGATTTAATTTCAGAATTGTCATTGATTGATCCTAAACTTATTGGAATTGTAACCAATGCTGGCCAGGCTTATGATTTCTCACAGGCCGCCTACATGTGGCAACAAGCCAATACGATTTCTCCAAGTTCAAGTGAGACCTACCGCACACGCAAGGATCCAGCAGAAGCTGCCCTAGACAATGAGCGATCACTTGGTTGGATTAAGTACCGCGATGTTATGGCTAACATTGATTCAGAGATGCAACGACGTGGACTAACTAATCTCCAGTCTAAGAAAGCTGCAGATCTAGCGTCAATGAAGAAGCAACTGGTTGCTCAACTTGGTTCAACTAACACTGCCTGGTATGATGATTACCTAGATACTGATGGATCAAAGACTAACAAAATTATACGTGGCCTTGAGACTATCGTGAACAACGAAAAGTTTATGAGTCAATACGGTGATAACCCTACGTTTAAGTCCATTGCTGTATACCTAGACGTACGCAAGGCAACAGAAAAAGCACTTGCATCACGCCCTTCAAAGAGTATTGATGCTCAAGCAAACGCTGACATTAAATACGCATTTGAAAGTGTTGCCAATCAATTAAAACAACAAGACATTGGTTTCGGTGATCTTTATGATCGCTGGCTATCTTACGATTCGGTTTACGATGCCGTTCATTCACAAGGAGTTGCTCAATAATGGCCGAAAATAAGACTGTTGAAGAACGGTTAGCCGAGATTGAGGCTGAAAGAAAAGCCAAAGAAAAAGCCGCTAAAGAACGTGCCGCTAAACAAAAGGCTGCACGTGACAAAGCAGAAGCCGAGCAAAAAAAACGTGCTGATGAAGCTGTTAGAGTTGCAAAAGAAAACTCAGAAAAACGTGGCGCACCTATTACAGAGAAGCGCTTAAATCCACAGAATGAAGCTGGCTATAATGCTGGTCAAGATCAACGGGTTGAAAGAGAAAACAAAACTAATCTTTCAAACAAGTATGGTCAAGCCTATCGTAAGCGTGAAGATTTACTTGAGTCTTACCGCAAAACTGGTGATTCTAAATACAGGCAACTAATTCTTGATGCAGATGCCAATCTTAAAATTGTTGTTTCTGATTATGTAAAAGTATTTGGAACTGAGCCTCCAGGGTACAGGCCAGTACCAACTCTTTCAAAGACCACTGGTCGCTCTGAAGGACAACAGCGCCAAGGTGTCAAAGGCCCATTCCCTACTGCTGGTCAAACTGAATCGCGTGAAGTTGCTCGCTCTGCTGGCCGTAATGGTACTCCAAGTGCTGCCGCATCTGTTGTTGCACAAAGTTCAGATCCTTATATCCAAAGTATTATTGACGCTGCTGCAAAAGCTGGTATACAACTTTCACTAGCCGATGCAACTGCTGCCGCTGGTGGCGGCGGTGGCGGCGGAGGTGGTGGTGGCTACGGAAGTCTGGCATCTACTCGTAGTCAAACTACTCAGTACACAATGCAACAAGTTCGTTCTGCCGCAGATAGCATTTACCAGAACTCCATTGGTCGCGCACTTAATGATGACGAATTACGGATGCTACATCAGTCACTTAATAACACACTTAAGTCATCACCTACGGTTACTAAGACAGATGCAAAAGGTAACACAACTACTACTGGTGGTCTTGATGAGCGTGGGTTTATGCAACAACAAGCAGAAACTAACCCAGAGTTTGCTTCTTACCAGAAAGCAACAACTTACTTTGATGCAATGCTAAGTACACTACAAGGCCCAGTCGGAGGTGGCATTTAATGGCAACCACAAAAGTAAAGACTGCTGAGGACTGGACAGTAGAGTACGGAACTCAAGCCGCATTGATTGATAATGTCCCAGAACTTAAAACTTTATTCAACACGGCTGTTGCTGAAAAATGGCCACCCGCCAAATTCAAAGCTAGGTTTGAAAATTCAACATGGTTTAAGTCTAATGGACCAACATGGCGTATGGCGGAAACTGCACGTCTAGCTGATCCTGGCGCATGGAACGCTGCATTAACTGAAGCAAAAGCAAAGATTAAGCAGTCTGCAAAAGACATGGGATTTGAATTAAATGTTGCAGATGTTGACAAGCTTGCTAGCGACACTCTTTACCTTTCATGGAATAAAGGAATTGACGATGCTTTACTAAAGCAACACGTTGCTACTGTAGGCCGTATTACTGGCACTGGTGGCGAAGTTTCCACTCTTATGCAAAAGCTTAAAAATGAAGCTGGTAGCATGGGTATGCAATACGGTGATGATTGGTTTGCTAATGCAGCACAGAGTACACTCTCTGGTACATCAAACATTGACTACTACAACCAGAAAATTAAAGATGACGCTAAAAGTAAGTATGCAGCCTTTGCTGACCAAATTGATGCTGGTCAAACAGTTGAAGCCATTGCTTCTCCGTATGTACAAAGTATGGCACGAATCCTAGAATTACCCTCAAGTGAAATTGACTTAAATGATGAAACAATTAAGCAAGCTCTATCGGGATTTGATGCACAGAACAAACCAGTTGCCAAACCAGTTTGGGCATTTGAGCGTGAACTAAAACAAGACGATCGCTATTTCAAAACCAATAAATCAGTTCAAGACATGACTGGTCTAGCCTCTGAAATTGCCCGACAGTTTGGAAAGATGTAATGGCTGACGCAGTAGCACCATCAACGGATTCCCGTGAAGTTTTTACTACAACTCTTAAAAGCCTTGGATTTACTGATTCTCAGATAAATGAGTTATTACCACAAGTTACTCAGTGGCAATCAACTTATACTTCAGCTCAAATTGTTTCGGACTTACTACCTACTACAACCGTATATAGCCAAAGATTTTCTGCTAACGCAATTCGGATTAAAAATGGTTTAACCCCACTAACTCCATCTCAGTACCTATCTGCCGAAGCTTCGTACCGAGGTGTGCTTAAAGATGCTATGCTTCCATCAGGTTTCTATGACAGCTCAGATGACTTTGCTGGATTCATTGGCCAAGATACCTCTCCTGCTGAAATTAAAACCAGAGCAGATGCAGCAGCTCGCGCTGTAAACAATACAGATCCTGCATACACAAAAGCACTTAGGGATATCTATGGCATAGACGAAGGCATGATGACTGCGTTTATGTTAGACCCAGATCGCGCACTACCTCTAGTAGAAAAGCAAGCCAAGGCTGTTGAGTTTGGAACTGCTGCTGTTAGGCAAGGATTGCAAGCTACTACATTTGGTGAGCAATTTGCACAGCGTGGTCCTACCACTGGCTACAGTGCAGATCAAGGTTACGGCGCTATTGCAGGGATGCTTCCAACGGCTCAGAACCTTGGAAACATCTACGGCGAAACTTACGACCAGGCAACAGCAGAACAAGAAGTATTCTCTGGCCTTGAGTCTGCAAAGCGTAAGCGCCAGAAACTTGGCCAAATGGAAACCTCAACTTTTAGTGGACAGTCTGGCGTAGCCGCTGGTTCATTAAAGTCAAGCAAGTCGGGACAGTTCTAGTCCCAAGGGTGTGACAGGTTAGACCGAATCTAAAATCCGCATGACGGACAGATACGGGACGCGGTTCGATTCCGCACACATCCACTCCGCACGGATCGATCGGCCCTTGTGCGCGTAAATAAGCCCGATAGTGAAAGCCAATACAGGTTCCCCTGCTTGTATTGTGGTTCGCGTTAAACCCAACAAATGAAAGGGAGTGGCTGCTATGGCCAACCAGTACAACGATTACGATGACGACGATGACTTCGATACCGAAGAAGAAAGCGGTCCTGCAAACCTTCGCAAGGCTTTGAAAAAAGCTGAACGTGAATCAAAGCAGCTCCGAGATGAACTTAATTCTTTGCGATCAGAATCGCGTTCACGAACCGTAAAGGACGTCCTGGAAACCAAGGGCGTTAATCCAAAGATTGCTGCGTTCATTCCAGCAGATGCGGATACACCCGAAAAGGTTGCTCTATGGCTTGACGAATACTCAGATGTATTTGGGTATCAAACCAATGGGCAGTCAGACGACATTGTGGCTCCAGATTCGGCTCGCCGTATTCAGGAATCCACTTCTACTGCTAATACTTCCAGTCGTGATGAGGACTTAGGTGCTCGTTTAGCTGCAACTAATAGCAAGGAAGAGCTGGATCAACTGATCTTTGGTATGTCCACAGGTCGTTAACAGCAACTACAACAAACCCTAGCCCCCAAGGAGGGGGTAAAGAATGGCTAACGCATATACAGATACAAGCGGCAGCTCGCTCGGTACCAACTTGGTACAAGCAGCCTATGACCGCTATGTAGAGTTTGCGCTTCGTGCGATCCCACTGATCCGCGACGTTGCAGACAAGCGCCCAGCGCAGCAAGCAATGCCAGGTTCCTCAGTCGTGTTCCAGCTTTACAGCGACATGGCTAAGGCTACCACAGCATTAACCGAAACAACAGATCCAGATGCAGTTGCTCTTGGCAACACCACATCTGTATCCGTAACACTGAACGAATACGGCAACGCAGCCCTTGCAACTCGCAAGTTGGAACTGTTCTCGCTGTCCGATGTTGATCCAGCTATTGCTAACATCATCGCGTTCAACATGGCTGACTCACTAGATGAACTAGCTCTTACCGAACTACGCGGTGGAAGCAACGTAATCTACTCAGCTAACTCAACTGGCACTGCCGCAACTGGCACTGCCTACATTGGCACAACCAACACCCTTAAGTCCGCTGACGTACGTAAGGCAGTAGCCAAGCTTCGTGCTGGCAAGGCTGTCCCACGTATGGGCGAACTATACTGGTGTGGTATCCACCCTGAAGTTTCACACGATCTTCGTGCTGAGACTGGTGCAGGTGGATGGCGCGAAGCCCACGTATACAACGATTCAGGTGCAGGTCAGCTATGGCCAGGCTCCATCGGTACATACGAAGGTGCAATGTTCGTTGAATCTCCACGTCTATACAACACAACTGATGGTACTTCAAGCACTCGCGTGTTCCGCACCATCGTTGCAGGCCAGCAAGCACTTGCTGAGGCTGTAGCAGAAGAGCCACATGTAATCATTGGCCCAGTTGTTGACAAGTTGATGCGCTTCCGTCCAATCGGATGGTACGGCGTACTTGGCTGGAAGCGTTACCGTGAAGCTGCGCTTTACCGTATCGAATCCACCTCAAGCATCAACCTTACCTAATTAAACCCTAGGTAATTCTGTGTAGTCCCCGTCATATAATGGGCGGGGACTGCACTACCCCCATAACTTTTGAAAGGATAGCAGTGACTTACTACTTCACCCCACCTACTGTTGAAGAAGGTCCTGCTGGTGGTGGAACATTGTTTTACCGCTACCGTCTTAACCGAGCAGATACCGTTTTACTTAACAGTGACGGAACTTACTCGCATTACCGATCCCCTGGTATTGAAGAACTTGAAGCTGCAGTGCGCTTCTACCAAGGTGGACATAAATATCCAATTACAGACGCGGAACGTACAAGCCTAATTAACGGTGGCTACGGTCCTAACATTACGGAGGAATAGTGCAACCTGGGCGTTTCAACTTTCGCATCTATGAAGGTGACACTTTTAATACTTCCCCTGCTTGGAAGATCAACAATTCCTATGTCAATGTTACGGGTTATTCTGCCAAGATGCAGGTCCGTCAAGATGTTAATTCCGCTTCTGTTATTGTAGAACTATCTACCGCCAATGGTCGCATTGTTGCTGGTACTACTGATGGTAAATTTACTCTTACTCTTACTGCTGTTGAAACTGCAGCTTTGCCTCCAGGCAACTACGTTTACGACCTTGAGGTTACATCCCCTGGTGGCACAGTAACTAAAATTTTAACTGGTGGCTTTTCCGTGATTGCTGAGGTAACCCAGTAATGGCATTAACTGAAATTACTTCCGTTGTTGAAATTCCTGTTGAACGTACCACTATGGACGTTAACTACTCAGAAACCGTTACCATTGAACTTGGTGTCATTGGTCCTCAAGGAACCCAAGGTGTAACTGGATCAACTGGTCCTTCTGTTACGGGTCCTACAGGACCTACGGGCGCAAACTCTACGGTTCCTGGACCTACAGGTCCAACTGGCTCTACGGGTGCAACTGGTAGCACTGGTTCTACTGGTGCTAATAGTACAGTCGCTGGTCCAACTGGTCCAACTGGTCCAACTGGTGCAACAGGAGCAGCAAGTACAGTAACGGGTCCTACTGGTCCTACTGGATCGACAGGCAATACTGGATCTACTGGACCAACAGGTAGCTCTGGTACAAATGGAACTAATGGTGCAACAGGCGCAACTGGTCCTACAGGACCAACAGGTTCTACTGGTTCTACTGGAAGTACGGGTGCAACAGGTCCTACTGGACCTACAGGTACTAACGGAACTAATGGTACGAATGGTACGAATGGTGCTACGGGAGCCACTGGCGCAACTGGTGCGACAGGTCCTACTGGACCTACTGGAGCGACTGGTACTGCAGGTACCAATGGCACTAATGGTTCTACTGGAAGTACGGGACCTACAGGTCCAACTGGTGCTACAGGTAGCACTGGTCCAACAGGTTCAACGGGTGCTACGGGTACTGATGGTACTAACGGAACTAATGGAGCTACAGGTGCAACAGGTGCAACAGGAGCGACAGGCTCAACACCGTTAGCCTATGTTGCATCTTTCAATGGTGCTACTGGCGCTGTTACTGGTGTTAACTCAGTTAATGGTACTACTGGTGCAGTAACTGGTATTGCTACTACCGCAGGTAAATTATCACAGTTTGCTGCTACAACTTCTGCAGAACTTGCTGGAGTTATCTCCAATGAAACTGGTACTGGGTCACTGGTATTTTCTGCAAGTCCAGCATTAACTGGTGGTGTTACTGCTACAACAAGTGCTAACTCATCAGCAATTATTATTGATACAACCGTTGCTGCTGGAACTCACTCTGGTAATTTATTTGAACTTAGGAATACTCCAGATGGTCAAGATGCTGTTGCACCTGTGTTCAAAGTAGATGGTTCGGGAAACGTAAGTTCTATTGGAAATATCTACGCACAAAATGGTTTTAGTGGAACACTAACTGGTAGTGTAATTGGAAATGCAAGTACAGCAACTAGTGCAACTAACTCTTCTAGTGGTAAACCACTTCCATATGCAATTTCTGCTGGTCTTATTAGTTTTGCAACAGGTTCTGTTGTTGCAAGTGGACAAACAAATGCTTCTGTCACTTTTCCTGCTAGTAGATTTAGTGTTGCCCCAGTTGTTATAACAACATTGCAGGGCGCTCCTTCTGGCACTGGAAACCTTGTTCCAAGAGGACTTGCTTCAAGCACTACTGGATTTACTTACTATGTTTACAATCCCAGTGCGGCTACGCAGACATGGACAAGTGCATTAAGTGCTGGTTGGCAAGCAATACAAATGACTACATCCGCTTACTCGGCAGGAACGGCTCAATAGTGATTATCAATTTAACTTGTCACACAGATGGTTGTGAAAACCAAAGCATTGCGATTCCTTTTGAAGACCCTGCAGACCTATGTTTTTGTGGACCATGTGGTATGGAAATTACAGACAAGGTTCAAGTAGATGGCTTGTAGAACAGGGTGCCCTACCCAGGATTGCGAATCATACGCAGACTGCTGTAAGGGTGTAGCTATAAACAAATCGTCTTTACGCCCATAGTGTGATACAATCTGGGCATGGTAAAGATAGCAGTGTACGCCATTGCCCTAAATGAGGCAAAGCACGTAGCTCGCTGGGCCAAGGCTACAGCGGGTGCTGATATAAGAATTGTAGCAGATACTGGGTCAACTGACAACACAATGCAACTGCTGGCCAAATATGGCATAAAAACCCACAGCATTACTGTAAGCCCTTTTAGGTTTGATGATGCTCGTAATGCATCCCTAGCCCTAGTGCCTGCTGACGTGGATGTGTGTGTTTCCTTGGACCTAGACGAAGTTCCAGAGCCAGAGTTCTTTGATAAACTTCGCGAAGCCTGGCAACCAGATACAACCAGAGCATTTGTATTTTGGAACACCGAGGGTGATAACCGTTGGGCAAATAACAATCGGATCCATGCAAGACATGGATACCGATGGGTAAAGCCATGCCATGAAGTTACGGTTACAAGCATGGGAACTGTGGATAAAGAAGTGGTAGTTGAGACTACCGTATTCCACAAGCCAGACAACAATAAGTCACGCGGTCAGTATTTGCCAATGCTAAAAGCTGCGATAGAAGAAGATCCGCATGATCCACGCATGTGGCATTACTACATTAGGGAACTTTACTTCCATGAAAAATGGGATGAAATCATTGAACGAGCCAGCGTATTCTTCGATGGACGAGAAGATACTGGTTGGAACATTGAGTCTGCTGCTTCTTGTCGCGCTGTGGGCGATAGCTACATCAGGTTAGGTAATAGAGAACAAGCCCTACATTGGTTCCTAAAGAATGTGGATTGCGCCTCAGATCAACTTGAATCATGGTTTGCCCTAGCGCACCACTATTATCAGAATCAAGAATGGCAACTTTGCTGGGACGCAGCAAACAAAGTTAATGAACTTGAATGTGGCGCACATTACCTGATAAATGAATCAGTGTGGAAGTGGCGTTGCTACGATCTTTTAGCCGTATCATCTTGGAACTTAAACAAAAAAGGTTCGGCTAAGAAGTGGGCAAGATTGGCTATGGAGGGCGCGGGCCCTAATAGCGATAATTTCCTACGGCTTGAAAATAACTACAAAACTATGTTAGAGGGACAAACTAATGGCATGTAGAACAGGTTGTCGCACACAGGATCACCCCACTTGGGGAGATTGCTTGCGCGCTTCCAACATACAAATGAACGCTGGCGATGCAGCCAGTGGCAAAGCAATGTCTAATGCTAAATGGAACGGCGAGCTTGATGCTTACGCTAACGCCAGGGCACAAGGCATACAGCCTGCAGGTACTCGCATGGGTCAAATTATTGAGGCTGAAAAGGCTAGTGAAACTTTGGGTAGGGCATATGACGCAGGCACTATGCCAGCGGCTAAGACGATAGATAAAGCAACTGCAAATACTATGAAAGAAGTTGGTCTGTAATGGCTAATACTCCCGATCCACGCTTAAAGAACGCTGGTGTCTCTGGCTACAACAAGCCAAAGCGTACACCAAGTCATCCAACTAAGTCACATGTTGTTGTGGCTAAAGAAGGCACACAGGTTAAGACCATTCGCTTTGGTCAACAAGGTGTCTCTGGTTCTCCCGATGGTTCTAAACGCAACGAAGCGTTTAAGGCACGTCATGCAAAAAACATTGCTAAAGGCAAAATGTCTGCAGCTTACTGGGCAAACAAGGAGAAATGGTGAAGAAAGAAGTATGGGATAAACCAAACCCAAATACAAAATCTAAACCTTTAACATCAAGTCAAAAGTCTAGCGCTAAGGCTAAAGCCAAGGCTGCTGGTAGACCATACCCAAATTTAGTAGACAACATGAACGCTGCTAAAAAGAAAGGAAAGTAACATGTGCGTTGAATGTGGATGCAACAAGACTCAAATTGGAAAGATCAATGACAAGTTAACTGGCAAGCCTGACAAACCAGGTGGCGGTTACGAAGGCGTTGGCGGATCTAAGTAATAGTAATTCTAAAAAGAAGGGTAAGTAATTATGGCTGCTGGTGATGGACGCACAATGCAATACCACCTTAATCGTTTGGCTGGGACATTAAACTCTAGTAACGTCCCACGTTATGACGCTCAAGGTGCTGCAAATATTTGGGCTGGCACCAGCGGTCTGGCTCTTCAGGGTGCTTTGAATAAAAAGGCTGGAACATCTGGCCTTGCTACTCAAGGTGCACTAAACAAACTTGCTGGGACTTCTGGTCTCGGCGTTAACGAAGCTGCAGCGAGGATTACGGCATGAATTTTGGAGACATGGTTGATGAGGTACTCATCAATGTGGCTGGCTATACACAGCGCCAGGATCAAGCAACATTCTTAACGGCTGCTATAAACGAATCAGCGCTTCAGTTCACAGTGCAAGACGGAACTGTATTGTCCCGTGGCCTTGTAGAAATTGACGATGAACTTGTATGGGTTGACCGCTTTGACCGTGCCAATGGTATTGCTTATGTTGCACCATCTGGCCGTGGCTTTCGTAACTCAACGGTAGCACCACACGCTATTGGTGCACGTGTTGTTATTAGCCCTGCATACCCACGGGTAGTAGTTAAGAAAGCAATCAACAATGCCATCAATGGTGTGTACCCTGACCTATTCGGTACGTTCTACACCACGTTCTCATTTGTGGCTACACGCTCTACCTACCAGTTACCTTCGGACGCAGTAGATGTGCTTGCCGTATCCTGGCAGACCGTAGGACCTACAAAGGAATGGTTACCAGTACGCCGTTGGCGCATTGATAAGACCGCAAACCCACAGACATTTAACACAGGTAAATCACTATCCATCTACGATGGTATTGTTCCTGGCCGTACAGTAAACGTAGTTTACTCTAAGCAACCAAGCCAGCTTGTACTTAATTCAGATGACTTTACAGATTCAGGTTTACCTAACTCTGCCCAGGAAGTTATCCTTTTAGGTGCTTCATACCGCGTAGCCGCTTATCTAGATCAAGCACGTGTTACAGGTATGTCCGTTGAGGCCGATGCTCTTGACCAGTCAAGCCCATCAGGTGCTGGCGCTCAAGTTTCCCGTTATCTTTTTGCTCAGTACAAGGATCGCTTAAGTTCTGAAATACGTCGTCAGCAAGAATACTTCCCAGTCCGCGTTCACTACACAAGATAGGTAAACCATGCCAGCAGTAAATCGTTATTATTCATCAGTTGCCGTTGATACAACATTAAGTTTTTCAATTACAAGTTCCGACCTTACACTTGTTGTTGGATCAACAGCGGGTTTTCCAACTTCATACCCATACACACTTGCCGTTGGTTACGACTTAAGTAACGAAGAACTTGTTACCATTGTTGGTGCATCTGGATCTACTCTAACCGTAGGTACAACTGTTGCTGGTGGCGCTAACATAGCTGGTCGTGGCGTAGATGGTACAAACGACCAGGCTCACGCTGCAGGTGAACCAGTAAAGCATGTCATTTCTGCGCGAGACATGGCTGAAGCCCAGGCTCACATTGCTGCTGAAGCTGACATTCATGGACTTGCAGTTGCAGGTCCTGCTGGTGCAAGTGGTGGAACCGTTGTCGGAACAACTGCTTCACAAACACTAACCAATAAGACCATTACTGGTGGAACCGTTAATGCAACCACGCTTCAAAAAGGTGGCTTACCTGTAGTTACCACAACTGGCGTACAAGAATTAACTGATAAGACTTTGACTAGTCCAATTATTGCCTCACCAACTATTTCTGGAACTATTACTGGCTCTGTTGTAACTAGTGCAAACATTGTTGATGGAACCATTACTGGAACTGACATAGCAACTGGAACTATAACTTCAACTAATATCTTGGACGGAACTGTAACTGGTTCTGATATAGCGTCTGGAACTATTACTTCGACAAACATTGCCGACGGAACTATTGTTAATGCTGACATTAGTGCTAGCGCTGCCATTGCTGCTTCTAAACTAAGTGGCGTAGTAACCCCTACTAGCTCAGACATATTAACCAATAAAGGTCTAACAAGTCCAGTAATTACTGGTGGCACGTTAAATGGTGGGGCTGCGCTAACTGTTACCTCTACGGAATTAAATAAACTTGACGGAGTTAGTAGCACTGGTGTTCAAATTAGCGCACTTGCGAATCTTATTGCTTCACGCGCTGTTGTAACTAACTCAAGTGGAAACGTTGCTTCGCCTGCTACTACTGCTGCAGAAATTGGGTATCTTAACGGCGTAACTTCTGCTATTCAAACACAGTTAAATAGCAGACTAGAAACTAGTCGCACTGGAGCCAAAGTATTTATTCAAACTTCAACACCAGCAAGTCCAACTCTTTATGATATCTGGATTGACTACTAGGAGCTAGCATGGCAGTTTCAACTTATGGTGCTTGGGAGTATGCCAGTGGTAACGGTATGCGTGTTGGCATGTCTACCGTTACATGGTCTGCTGTCACTAGTGCATCAACAACAGTAACAGCAACTGTAGAAATTTATACAGAAAATCAATATTCGTATGCTGATTCTCAGACATTAACTTACAGTGGAAATATATCTGGTACTACCGCATACACCAATAACCAAGCTGGTGGGCTAGATACTTTACGTGCAACTAAAACTTACACATACACCTATACTGCTGGTTCTTACGGTACAAGTCCAGGTACTGCAACATTTACAGCAACTGTTTCTGGAACTTACAATGGCGTTACACCAACGCACACCATAACAAGTGCTATACCTGCACGACCAGGTGGAATCATAAATGTCTGGAATGGTAGTGCATGGGTAGATGGCACCCCAAAAGTTTGGAATGGCAGCGCATGGGTAACTGCTCAAGCTCGCGTTTGGAATGGCACAGAATGGAAATATGGAATCTAAATGACAACCGTAGGATTAACTGCTTCAATAACTGGTGTTGCAATAACAAATGCAACCAGTCCCCAACCATATCAATCTGTAGTATTTACAGCAACTAACTTATTTAATATTGGTGATGGTGTAAACATTACTGGTATTACACCAACAACACTAAATGTTTCTAATGTTCAAATTGCCTCTTGCAGTGGATCATCTTTTACTGTGTTGTTACCACCTTCCACTTTGTCTGGTACTTGGTCAAGTGGTGGAACTGCAACAACATTTTATTTTAATCCAAGTGCAAATTCAAATACTGCATTTAGTATTACAGACGATCCAGTAAGTCCAATAGGCCGACCACCTGAAACTACAGTTCTGTACACAAATCAAAACAATGTGTACGACGTAGCTATTGGTGGCGAACCATTTTTTTTGGGTGCCTCAGACAAGTACCCGTACCACAGGGAAACTGCATCCTATAAACGGCAACAGTTGGATCTCACCCAACAACCAGGTGAGCAGACCTTTGAAGGCTGGTGGCTTCGGTCCCAGTCTTCTTGGCATTTAGGCGCAGGTATTAACTACCTTGAGCCATTGCAGGGTGACGATGTTATCTACCGATTCAATAAGTCAAACGGTGTAGATGTTTGGACTCCAGGCGAAGCAACTTTGTTGCCCGATGTGGCTAACGTACTAGCCGTATCTGGCGAGAGCCAAATTACTGGAGCTATTGATGGCAACAATGTATCTTGTGTATTTGTATCTGACGGTGCAACGCTTAAGCGCGTTGCCCCTACTGGTGCCACAGGATCTACGACTACTGTAACTTACGGTGGTTCAGGATCTGACATAGTTGCCTTGACCCAAGATGGAACTAACTACTACGCAGCTAACAGCACTGGTATTTACAAGGGACTATTAACTGGCTCAGGTACTGGAACTCTTGCCTGGAACACTGGTTCATCTAATGTATCTATGGGTTGGGTTAAGCAACGTCTGTTTGCTGGCATTGCTGACAAACTGTATCAACTAACTGGCACTGGGCCGACACTTCCAACAGCTATTTACGACCATCCTAATGCAAACTGGAAATGGACTTCTATTGTTGAAGGTCCAACTGCTATCTATGCTTCAGGTTATGCTGGCACGTCTTCGGCTATTTACAAGATAAGTCTTAACACTGATGGCACTTTACCTACACTAACTAATGCCGTAACAGCAGCAGACTTCCCAGATGAAGAACATGTAACTAGCCTTGGAACATACCTTGGTAAGTACATGTTGATCGGAACTAACAAGGGTGTACGTGTAGGTTTAATAGATACCGCAGGTAACATAGCCTACGGTGGTCTAACTTACGAACAAGGTTCTAACGACCACATTACTGGCTTTGCTTTCCAAGATCGCTTTGCTTACGCAACCGTAACTCAAGGTATTGACGGTAAATCTGGTTTAATCCGCATTGACTTGTCTGCTCCAAACACTGATGGTTTATACCCGTATGCCAATGACCTTGCATCATCTGCAACTGGTAACTGCAACAGTGTTGCTTTTATTGGTGAAACTGGTCGCCTTGCTTTTGTGGTTGAGGGTAGTGGCTTGTACTTCCAACATCCAACTCAGCTCGTTGCATCTGGTTACATAGACACTGGCGCAATACGTTACAACACCATGGAGAAGAAGCACTTTAAGTTAGTTAAGGTTCGCATTGCTTCCCCATTTGAGGGAACGGTTGCTATCTCAACCATAGCTAAAGATGGTGATGTAGCAAGTATTATTACCGTAGGTAGCGCGGCTTCAGCAGATCAAGACTTTACAACTAACATCACTACAGCTCAAGAGCAATTAGCCTTTAGGTTTACCCTTGGCCGTAGCACTGTGGACACATCCAAGGGTGGTGGCATAGTTGGTTACCAAGTTAAGGCGTTGCCTGCAAACAAAAGAACTCGCAGTATTTCAATACCATTACTTTGCTATGACTTTGAGCAAGACCGTAACAACATCATGGTTGGTTGGGATGGCCGTGCCTGGTCACGCTTATCTGCACTAGAAGATATTGAGTCCAACGGTAACACCATTACCATCCAGGACTTTACTAGCGGTGAGCAAATAGAAGGTTTGATTGAAAAGATAACCTTTGACCGCATCTCCCCACCTGACCGCAGGTTCCAGGGCTTTGGTGGAATCATCTACGTATCGGTGAGAACAACCTAATGGGTGTTGATTACTGGGCAAGTGTTGCACAAATAGTATCTATTGTGGGGGGCATGTTGTTTGCGCTATGGAAGATCTGGCGAAAGATAGATCAACACCAAGCTAACAGCGCTGCGCGTTCAGATATTTTGGAAGTAAGACTTGACCGTATTGAATCCCAGTTTGGACCCAATGGTGGTGGCCTGCGTGAAGCAGTTAACCACATCTCTGATAATTTGAAACACATGGATGTAAAGCTAGACAACGTAAGTAATGATTTATCTCAACTCAAAGGAGAGTTCAAGGAACATGTCAGAAAAAATCAGTAAGTTTGGTATATGGTTAGCCGATAGCCCGCTAGGTGGTATCTTTAAGACAGCACTAGGTGCTTCACTTGTTTACATACTAGACAACCTTACATCTTTTAATCTAGACCCAATTCTTATTGTTGCCATAGGTGCTGCACTTCCAGTAGCAATTAACTATGTTAACGGTATGGATGCACGGTACGGAAAAGTAAAATAATGGCTTCACCAATGCAGGACAAGAAGTACAAGGCCACGACCGCTTTTGGTATAAAGGGAGATCGCTGGTCCAGCGGAAAGCATGAAGGAATTGACTATGCTGCACCAGTTGGCGCAGTAGTTGTTGCCCCTATTGCTGGCAGGGTAGCCAAGGTTGGTCAAGTATGGGGTGCAGCTTTTGGCAAGCACTCCGTGCTAGTCAAGGTTCCAGGTGGACACCTTCTCTTTGCCCACATGTCATCCTATGGCGTTAAGGTTGGCCAGGACCTAAAAATTGGAGATGTAATTGGGAAGGTGGGAGCAGACGGAAATGTCACAGGTCCACATCTTCACATGGAATTACAGGCTGGTCCAGGTTGGAAAAAAGGCGGAGGCCTAGATCCAGCAGCTATAATTAGCGCTAAATAAAACTCAGTAAACAGTGGGGTAACATACCCATTGCTGGCGCACAGCGCCACGTAGAGCGACTTTAAGGGTCACTTGGTACTTCGGTATCAGGTGGCCCTTTTTGTCGTTCCTGGGGGCATAACTAAGGGGTTTACGCACCATGGCCCTGTTGGGCGGTGAAACCGCCCTACCTGTTTACTCGCTTGTGCTCGTAGTATACTCACACCTTCAAGGAACTTGTCAAATCACGGCGTTACCAAGCTCGTTTGCATTGTGTACTCGTTGTGTGTACAGTGTGTGACATGGGAATATTAAAAGAAACAACGATAGGACACAGATCCTTCTCGTCATTTACATCCTGGGTCAAGTGCGGTAAGTCATGGCAACTTGAACGGGAATTAAAGGTACCTACTGAAACAGCTTGGTACTTTGTCGGAGGGTCAGCCTTCCATCTAGCAGCAGAACGCTACCTCAAGGGAGAACTACCTGATGCTTAACGTAAAACTATTATGGGAAAGGGCTTTCAATGAAAGCATCGGTGCCGAGCAAGAGAAGTACGGCACTAACCCTGTTGATTGGAAAGCTGGCGGTAGAACCAGTAAGGCTTGGCCTAATAAAGAGAACGGTGACTGGTGGGCTGAGAAAGGTCCAGAGATGGTTGCCAACTTCATTGAGTTCTGGGAACAGTCAGGCTGGCAGGTTTGGGAAACTCCTGAAGGTATCAAAGCCATCGAACTACAGTTAAACATTGATTACGGTGACGTACGCATTAAAGCTTTCGTTGACCTGGTTGCCGTTACTCCTGATGGTGAACTTGTAGTCATTGACTTTAAGACTGGTGCTAACATGCCAACCAATGCAATGCAGTTGGCATTGTATGCCTGCAGTATTGAGAAGCAGTTTGGCTTACGCCCAAGTCAGGGTTATTATTATGATGCACGTAACGTCATGTTGCTACCAGCAGCAGGCTTTAACAACTGGACATACCCACTGTTTACTGAACTGTTTAGGCAGTTTGAGTTTGCGGTGCAGAACCAGATCTTCTTACCAAACTTGAGCATGATGTGTAGCTACTGCTCAGTGAAAGACTTTTGCTACGCCTATGGCGGGGACTTCAAGGATGCCGTAGATCCATTAGCACTAATAGCAAACCCGAAGGAAATAAATGTTTAGTAAAAGTAAAAAGAAAATCCAGATCTTACAGGATGAATTGTACATAGTAAGACTAGAAAACGCATCACTTCGTTCACGCCTTGCAAAGGCAACAGCTAGAGAAGCAATAAAGAAAGCAACCAATCCAGTAGGAAAAACCACAAAGAAAGCGGTTAAGTAATGAGCGCACCAGAAAGCACTAAGTTCCAGGCCAACTTCAAGACAGCATCGGGCGCACTGTACAACGTGTACGCCAGCAGTACCGAAGAGTTCATCAGCGCACTCAATGACATGGGTGATCTAGTGGCAGTAATCATTTCTGTTGAGCAGGCCCTGGCCACGGGCCAGACTATTGCACAGCATATCCCACTAGCACCTGCAGTACAGCAAGTAGCACCACAGCAAGTACCAGTGCAGGTACAACAGCCAGCACCAGTACAGCAACCAGTTCAGGATGCTTCATCTGCCGCACCATCTGCACCTATGTGCCGTCACGGTGCAATGGAGTGGAAGACTGGCAGTAAGAATGGCAAGGACTGGAAAGCTTGGATGTGTTCAGCACAAAAGGGTGCTGCTGACAAGTGTGATCCACAGTGGGTCCGAAGCTAAATGACCGTACGCAAGGGAACTAAGGTACACCCTGCGTCGTTTGAAATAGTGCTCAAGTTGAAAGATGGTTGGGGTTTTACTTATGAAGACCTCAGCGATCTACTTGACGTTACTCCATCGAGGGTACAGCAAATAGTATTACACCAACGTAGGAGAGGATTAGACGATGTTGACTCTCGCTCAAGCAGCGAACAAGCAAAAGAGTGGAGCGCAACTACTTCCTGATCTGTTTCCTGCGTTGGCTAATGATGGTGTCAGGTTCCGTAGGGGACAGGTAACCATGATTGCTGGCCAACCCAATAGTGGTAAGTCATTGCTTGCTTTGTTCTATGCGGTTAAGTCAGATGTGCCAACACTGTACGTCAGTGCTGATACAGATGCTTACACCACAGCGATCCGAGCTGCCGCAGTTATCACAGGTAATCAGGTGTCCAGTGTTGAGGAATCATTCAACAGTGGCAACGGGTATGAGTTTTACCAAGACGAACTGGAAACATTGAAGAACTTACAGTTCAGCTTTGATCCATCACCTACCTTGGATGACATTGATCTGTCTATCCAGGCGTACGGTGAAGCGTTTGGGGAATACCCTCACTTGATTATCATTGACAACTTAATGAACGTAGCTGCACTACACGACAATGAGTGGACTGGTATGCGTGACATAGCCAAGGCTATGCACCACGTGGCCAGGCAAACAGAAGCAGCAGTATTTCTGTTGCACCATACGTCAGAGGGTGAAGGTAGACCAGAGCTACCACCATCACGCAAGTCTATTCAGGGTAAGATCAGCCAGTTACCTGAGATGATCCTTACTGTAGCAATGGACCATGACACTAATGAATACCGCATAGCGTGTGTTAAGAATCGTTTTGCTAAGAACAGTGCAAGTGGTGCTAACTTTACGGTGTTGTATGCTGATGCTTCTCGCATGACGTTGTACAACGATCGCCAAGGTGGTAGCAATGCAGAATACTGGAGAGGATTATCGTGAGCTACAAGACATACGTAACTAAAGACTGCCCAAGCTGTAAGAAGCATGGCATGTTAACTATTTGGGAACATGATTACACTAGGTATCTTAATGGTGCTGATGCTAAAGATGCTTTTCCTGATCTACTTGCACCAATACGTGAGCAGATAATTAGTGGCACTCATCCTGAGTGCTGGAATGAAATCTTTAAGGATGACGATGGCAAGTAAACAGGCAGCAGCTAAAGCAAAAGGAGCCAATTTTGAAACGTCAGTTCTCAAGTGGTTGCGAAATAAAGGAATTACTGCGGAGCGTTTACGGCTTGCAGGAAAGGCAGACGAAGGTGACATCGTTTGTTTTGTGTCAGGCTCACCTTACGTACTTGAACTTAAGGCTACTGCACGACTGGACCTACCAGCTTTTTGGCGAGAGGCTACAGTTGAGGCCGAGAACTATGCAAAGGCACGTGGTATTACCCCAGTGCCACCAGCCTACGTCATTGTTAAGCGCCGTCAAGCAAGCATTGACCAAGCATGGGTAGTACAAACCCTCGAACAATGGATAGGACAACAGTGAACACTGAACAATGGAATGAACGTGCTGATTGGGTACAATACGGTATCCAAAAGGGGTGGGTAACAGATAGCATTTGCGCTACTCACGATGGTACTTACGAGTACGCAACCGATGAAGAGCGTGAGCAATGGGATGAGGGTGGAGATCCATGCGACTTGGTGCTCAAGCTACTATGACCGACAAGCCTGACCTTGCCACGGTACTAGAGCACTACGGTGCAACAATACCTAACAAGTATGGCTACATCTCAATGCGGTGTGTACTGCATGAGGACACGCACTCAAGTGCAACAGTGAACATAGACAAGCAACGATACCATTGCTTTGTCTGCCAGTTCGATGGCGATGTGTATGACGTGGTATCCAAGAAGGAAGAGATAGGTTTTAAGGATGCTGTCACAAGAGCAGAAGCTATTGCTAACGGAAACCGCAGAGAAGTACGCAGGAACACTGGATCAAGCAACGGCCTCTTACCTGCTAGGTCGAGGAATAACCAAGGAAGCCGCAGGTATGTTCCGCCTAGGTACAGTAAATGACCCCGCGCCTGGCCATGAGCATGCTGTTGGCTGTCTTAGTATCCCTTATCGTACTCCCACTGGGATTGTTGGTATCAAGTTTCGTAAAGTTGACGGAGGCTCTCCTAAATACTTGTGGCCTACTGGTCAAAAGGTTGGGATGTATAACGTCATTGACCTACACAAAAGCTCAGATGTTATTGCTATCTGCGAGGGTGAGTTGGATACCTTGGTTATGTCTGCTCTTGTGGGTGTGCCTGCTGTGGGTATTGCTGGCGTAAGCCAATGGAAGCCACACTTTCCTAAGATGTTTGAAGGGTTTGATCGTATTGTTATCTTTGCAGACAATGATTTGAAAGAGGATGGCCGTAACCCTGGCATGGAGTTGGCCAAGCGCATCAAAGAGGACTTGGATAAGGCAGTAGTCATCTCATTACCTGAGAACCATGATGTAAACCAGGTGTTCTTGGACGGTGGCGAGGAATGGCTACGTGAAAGGGCGCTGGCATGACGATCATAGTGGGCATAGCCCACAACGGTAAGGTTTACATGGCTGGTGACCGTGGTATGTCAGACAAAGAGTTCATAGGTAGCATTGTTACACCTAAGATACACAAGGTTGGACCCATAATTATGGGTTACTCTGCATCCCAGGGTACAGGTCAGCTTGCACACCTGATTACCTATCCCAAGCCAGTGTATGAGAACCTTGAAGCCTGGCTACGCATAGATTTCTGTGATGCTATACAGAAAGCAGCAGAATTATTTAAGGTAGACATTAACACTGAGGAAAATGGTGCTGATTTCCTTGTTGGTGTAGGTGGCAGGATCTT